TCAGTTACACCATCAGTAACCCCTACCTTATCACCGTCTGTAACACCATCTCTATCGGAAACACCGTCATTAACACCTTCAATAACTTCTACAGTTACACCTTCTTTAACACTATCTGAATCGATTACACCATCAGAAACACCTTCTGAAACTCCTACATCTACACCATCTACTTCTGAAACACCTTCAGTCACTCCATCATTATCAGAGACACCATCATTAACACCATCAATTACACCTACAGTATCGGTTACTAATACACCTTCCGAAACACCATCTAAAACACCAACACCGTCTGAGACACCATCTGAAAGTCCATCTATAACACCATCATTAACACCATCCGAAACACCAACACCTTCAGTAACACCTACTATAACTTCATCACCATCTGTATCACCATCACTTGAAATTTCACCATCAGTAACAGCTACCGTAACACCATCCATTTCAATAACACCTTCTTTAACACCTACCACTTCTGAAACACCTTCATTAACACCATCAGAGACACCCACCGAGTCAGTTTCACCGTCAATAACTCCTTCAGTAACCCCTTCCATAACTCCAACAGAATCAGAAACACCTTCTATTACACCTTCTGTTACCACATCAGTTACTGAAACACCCTCACTAACACCAACAGTTACTCCATCTGAAACCCCGTCAGTTACACCGTCACATTCAGTTACTCCTTCTAAAACACCTTCTGAAACCGTTACACCTTCATTAACACCATCACTAACTTCTTCAGTTACCCCGTCAGTTACAGAAACACCATCTCTAACTCCGTCAATTACTTCATCTATTACACCTTCAGTTACTCCAACTGAGTCTGAAACCCCATCTGTAACTCCTTCTCAAACACCATCAGTCACACCATCAGTAACTGAGACTCCTTCATTAACGCCTTCGGAATCACCTACTGAATCTGTATCCCCATCAATAACACCTTCTGAAACACCAACAACAACCCCATCTGAGTCGGTATCTCCTTCAATAACTCCATCATTATCACCTTCAGTGACCCCTTCAGTAACTGAAACACCATCATTAACTCCATCAGAGTCACCTACAGTTACGCCGTCTGAGACACCAACCTCTACACCATCTGAATCGGTAACCCCATCACTTTCACCATCTTTAACACCTACTGAATCGGAAACACCATCAGTAACTCCATCACTTACTCCTTCACTAACACCGTCAAGAACACCTTCTGAATCAGTTACCCCGACCATAACACCGTCAGCTACACCTTCCATAACTTCTACGCCATCATTAACGCCATCTGTCACACCATCAAGAACACCATCTTTAACATCTACACCTTCTTTAACCCCCACATCATCTATAACACCGTCGAGGACACCATCATTAACTCCATCTTCATCATTAACACCTTCCATCTCCCTTACCCCTTCTCCTACCCCAACTTCATCACCTAACGTTTATAAACTATATGCATGGGGTGCTAATAATACTGGACAGCTAGCTCAGAATAACGCTACAGATAGATCATCACCGACACAAATAGGAGCTTTAACAACCTGGGTAGATAGTTATGCTGGTACAGATCATGGATTAGCTGTTAAAACAGATGGCACTTTATGGTCTTGGGGTCGTAACTATCAAGGTCAACTTGGATTAGGTGATAGAGTTGATCGTTCATCACCGGTGCAAATAGGAGCAGGAACTGATTGGAGTAAAATTTCAGCTAACCAAAGACATTCATTAGCGATTAAAACTACTGGTACATTATGGGCATGGGGTAGCAATGAGTTTGGTAGACTTGGAGATGGTACTGTTGTTTTTCGCTCATCACCTGTACAGATAGGAGCATTGACTACCTGGTCAAGTGTTTGTGCTGGATATACTTTTAGTGGTGCTATTAAGACTGATGGTACATTATGGGTATGGGGTTATAATGATTATGGGCAGCTAGGACAAAATAATGCAGCTGCTGGCACTGCTCGTTCGTCACCTGTCCAAGTAGGAGCTCTTACTACATGGTCTCAATTAGGATCAATGCGTAGAGCATTTTGTGCTATTACTACAGGAGGTACACTCTTTACTTGGGGAAGTAATTATTTTGGTGAGTTAGGTATTAATTTAGGATATGTAGGGAAAGATCGATCATCCCCTGTACAAGTTGGTAATTTAACAAACTGGTCTAAAGTGAAAGGTTTAAACCTCGGTGTTTGTGTGGCAGTAAAGACTGACGGTACATTATGGACTTGGGGTAGAAATCAATTAGGTCAATTGGGACTAAATGATGCAATAAACAGATCGTCTCCAGTGCAAGTTGGAGCTTTAACTGATTGGTCAATACCGTTTAAGGGATACAATTCTTGTACAGCAATAAAAACGAATGGAACTTTGTGGAGTTGGGGATCGAATCAATTAGGCCAACTTGGTCTAAGTACTTCTACTGCTATACAGGCATCATCACCGGTTCAGGTAGGTGGGGTAACTGGTTGGATAAACGCTGGTAGTGGGCGTTTTGCATTAGCTATTACAAGAAATGAAATACAACCATCACCTACACCAACCGCAACTACATCAGCAACACCATCACCGACACCTACCCCATCTCGCACTGCTTCAATAACTCCTTCAGTTACACCATCATTGACACCATCTAGATCAGTTACTCCATCACTAACACCTTCTAGAACACCTTCTAGAACACCTTCATTAACACCGTCTGTAACACGAACACCATCTTTAACACCATCCAGAACACCTACACCTACCCAAACCCCTACGCCGTCTATAACACCTTCAAGAACTGCAACTCCGAGTTTAACCCCGACACCTACACCTTCATCTTCACCTCAAGTATATAAACTATATGCCTGGGGACGCAATTCAAACGGAGCTTTAGGTACTAATAATGCAACTACAGTTTCGTCACCTGTACAGGTTGGTACATCAACTGATTGGGATACGTTAGCAAGTGGCGGTTTATCTTACTTTAATGCATCAATAAAAACTAACGGTACATTGTGGACATGGGGGAGGAATGACTTTGGGCAGTTAGGTACATCTAACTACGGGGTAAATCGTTCATCTCCAGTACAAGTTGGAGCATTAACAACCTGGGCAAGCGTTGCCGGTGGTAATAATTTTAGTATTGCAAGAAAATCAGATGGCACAATATGGACATGGGGTTATAATTCGTATGGTGTTCTAGGTCAAAATCAATCTAGCCCCGGTAATCATAGATCTTCACCGACTCAGGTAGGAGCTTTAACTACATGGTCATACGTAGGTGCCGGTGGTCAAAATGCTTTTGCAGTTAAGACAGATAATACCCTATGGGTATGGGGTGGTAGTAATTTGGCATCTAATTACGGGCAATTAGGTCTCGGTGATAGAGTTGATCGTTCATCACCAGTGCAAGTAGGAGCTTTAACCAATTGGAGTAAAGCAAGAGGAACAGATCTTACCTCTATAGCATTGAAAACTGATGGTACCTTGTGGACTTGGGGTAGAAATAATTACGGTCAGTTAGGTGTAAATGACAGGGTATCTCGTTCATCACCAGTGCAAGTAGGCGCATTAACTACTTGGGCTCAAATTGCAATAGGTACTAACCACTGCATAGCATTAAAAAATGACGGTACACTCTGGTCATGGGGTAATAACAATCAAGGTAAATTAGGTATAAATCTCAGTGGTAACTCCCGTTCATCACCTGTACAGGTAGGTGCCTTAACTGATTGGACTGCAATTGCAGCTAGCTTTAATTCATCTTTAGGTCTAAGATCTAATGGAACTTTATGGTCTTGGGGTGATAATGACTTCGGACAATTAGGTCATGGTGATATAGTCAATCGTTCATCGCCAGTACAGGTCGGTACATTAACGTTCTGGTCTGGATTAGCAAGTAGAGGTAGAGTGACATTAGGTATCACAAAGAATGAACCACCACCATCCCCATCACCGACTCCATCTGTTACACCATCATTGACACCATCAAGATCAGTTACACCTTCTGTAACACCTTCTGTAACACCAATTATAAATAGCTTATATGCATGGGGACGTAATTTCTGGAGAAATTTAGGTTTAGGCGACACTACAGATCGTTCATCCCCTACACAAGTAGGGGCGTTGATAAATTGGAAAAATGTAGGGGCAGGTAGAGTCATGTCTATAGTAACAAAGACTGACGGAACTATATGGTCCTGGGGTGCAGGTTATAGCGGTACTACAGGTCAAAATAATTCAGCATATATTAATTCACCTACGCAAATAGGTGCATTAACGAATTGGGATAAAGTAGCTTGCGGATTTTATTTCTCTCTTGCTATTAAAACCGACGGTACGTTATGGTCTTGGGGAGGTAATAGATTTATATCACCTGGGGCAGCATTAACAAGCGGTCAGTTAGGAGATAATACATCTATACCTAGATCATCTCCAATTCAAGTCGGGGCATTGACAACATGGAGTAGTATTGCGTGTGGGTCCGCGCATAGCGTTGCTGTAAAAAATGATGGCACTTTATGGACATGGGGTAGAAACGTCTACGGACAACTTGGTCAAAATAATATAACATTACTCTCTTCACCAGTACAGGTCGGCGCTTTATCGACCTGGAGTAAAATTGCGTGTGGTCGTGAATTTACCATGGCAATAAAAAACGATGGTAGTTTATGGGCGTGGGGTAATAATTCCACAGGTCAGCTTGGTCTAGGTGACAGAGTATACCGATCATCTCCTGTACAAATTGGAGCTTTAACTACATGGAGTAATATTTCATGCGGTGTTAATCACGCTATATTAATTAAAAATGATGGTACATTATGGACATGGGGATCAAGTAGATACGGTCAACTCGGTATAGGAATTACTTTAACGTATCGTTCTTCACCCGTTCAAGTAGGTGCATTGACAACATGGAGTATTAGTGGTGGTGGTTTTTATAACAGTCTGGTTAAAAAGACGGATGGAACATTGTGGGTATGGGGTAAAAATCAGTTTGGTGCGCTCGGTCAAGGTAACACTATTGATCAATCTTCCCCAGTTCAAGTTGGCGCACTTACAGGGTGGAAAAATATTATAAATGGTCAGGATTTTGTTTTAGCAACTTCAGGTTAATATTATACCTTTACTCCCAATGCTGTTAATATAAATAACTTAATTAATGCTTTGGAAACTACTACATTTGAAATAATGTAATCTTTAAGTTTATAAGCTAGTTTTATATAGAGCGGTTATTAAATAATTGAAATGGCTTCAGATAATAAAAGCATTAATACAACCAGTTTCTTTAAGAACATCACTAATAAACTACCATATCAGTCATTAGATTTAAATGCAGTTTTAGGGCAGCTTAATCCTAAGTACGAAACGTTCCAAGATACTGGTTCAAGAAGAGTTGAGGCCTTAGCTAGACAATCTATATTCTATGATAATGATTATAATAATACACCTTCAGGCTCAATAGCTAAAGGCGGTATTTATAATGATCTAGTATATGCTAACATACAAGTTGATAAAGGCCCTAGAATATTAGACTATAGAATTATGGCTTCATTTGCTGAAGTCAGTGATTGTTTGGATGAAATATGCGATGAATGTATTAACAAAAACGATCACGGGGATATAGTTAAGTTACATTTCCGTAATTTAGATTTAAAGGAAACGGATATGAATGTATTAGAGAATGAGTTTAAAAAATACATTCAAAACTTTGAACTTGAAAAGAAAGGTTGGGAATACTTTAGACAGCTTCTTATTGAAGGTGAAATTTACTTTGAACATATTATTCATAAATCATATCCAGAAGAAGGTATATTAGGTGTTGTACAATTACCTACTGAATTAATCGATCCAATCTTCGATAATATTCAGAATATGATTATTAAAGGTTACATATTAAGAAAGCCTATTTTCGATCCTAATAAGCCTAATAAGATTGAAAGATATGAATTTATCCCAATGGATAAGAATCAGATCACTTATATCAATTCTGGTATTTGGAATCAAGATAAGACTTTTAGATTACCATTTATTGAGAATTGCAGACGTGCTTACAGGCAGTTATCATTAATTGAAGACAGTATTGTAATTTATCGTTTAGTAAGAGCTCCAGAACGTCTTGTGTTTAACGTTGACGTTGGTAATATGGCTCCACCAAAGGCTGAAGCTTATTTACGTAAACTTATTCAAGAGTATTGGAGTAAGAAAACATTCGATGTTAATCAAACATCTAACCCGGTACAAAAGTTTAATCCGCAATCGATGTTAGATAGCTTCTGGTTTGCAAAGAGAGCTGGTAGTGAAGGTACATCAGTTACACAATTAGCTGGTGGAGCTAATTTAGGTGAGCTCACTGACTTAATGTACTTTGTAAATAAGCTATACAAGTCATTAAAGGTACCAACTAACAGACTTAATACTGAATCAACTTTTAAAGATGGTAATGAGATATTAAGAGAAGAATTAAAGTTTGCTAGATTCATTATTAGATTACAACAAAATTTTGCATCTGGTCTAAAGAATGGATTCATTACACATTTAAAGCTTAAGAAGCTTTTAGAGAAGTATGACATTAAAGAACAGAATTTACATTTAGAGTTTAATGTACCAACTAACTTCTACGAGTTAAGAGAAAATCAAAAGTTAGAACTTAAGGTTACCAACTTCAATAACTTAGCTAACAATCCATTTGTATCACCAACCTTTGCTCAAAAGAAGCTTTTAGGTTGGAGTGATATTGATGTAAAAGCAAATAGAGAATTCTTACGTAAGGATAAAGCTTTAGAGTGGGAGTTAAATCAAATAATTAACGGTGGTCCAAACTGGAGAGAGCAAATGGCAGTTCCAGGTGAACAACCACCGGCTGGTGAACAACAAGGTGCTACCCCAGCTGCTCCAGCTACACCTCCAGCATTCGGAGCTCCAGCGGCAGCACCAGCAGCAGGAGCTGAAGCAACTCCGACACCTCCAGCAGAAGAAGCTCCTGAAGAAACCTCTCCTCCAGCAACTTAAATATAAGTAACTAATATGGCTACTCCCGAACGTTGTGTAATAACACCTATATCAGCTTTTCAAAGCTCTAACTTGTCCAGTAAGATAACATCGTTCGATAAGTTATCTGAAAGAATACTAAGATCGTTAGGTTACCCTTCTATTAACGTTGAGCTTCATAGAGATCAATTAAACGACAATATTAGTATTGCATGTGAATTGTTTACAAAGTTTGCAGGTTATACTAGAGAGTATCTGATATTTGATAGTAACTTATACATACCAAATTACGGTTTAAAGTTAGACACTTTATTTACAGCAAGATCTAGCGATGCTTATCTAAGACAGTTACAATCAAGATCATTCAACAATAATACAGTTGGTTCAACTAACCCAATGTATAACAAGTATATTGATAATAACAATACTGTATACATTGCTAATAGTGCTATACCTTCTCAGTACTTTACTACAGTTACATTCTTATCAGGTACTTTAAGTGCCGGTATATTTCCTAATGAAGTATTTACTCTTTCTGCTTACAAGACAATTACAAATACAGTTTCAGGGTTAGATCAATATTTTACACGTAGTGCAAGATATGATATCACACAATTAGGTTCCGAAATAGCAAGCCCTAATCCAGTGTATCTTAATAGCTTTGACTACGATGTAATGGATTATAGAAAGGTTATTGCAATTGTAGATATGGAAGAAGGTTCTACTTCTGGTATTAATACCTTATTTACCATTGAACAGACTTTAGCACAGCAAACCTATTTCAGCTATGCTATGGGTAATTACGGGTTTGATTTAATCAGTTGGTATGTATTAAAGGATTGGTTAAAGAATAGAGAAAAATTATTAGCTACAAAACCATCTTGGGACTTTGATGATAGAACGCAGATAATGAGATTATACCCACAACCTCAATCATCACAAGGTCAACGTATTCAATACTATGCAGTTATTCAATGTTACGTTGAAAGAGCTTTAAGAGATGTTATCAAAGAGCAATGGGTATATCAATATGCATTAGCTTTATGTAAAATTACTTTAGGTAGAATTAGAGGTAAATTTACTAATACAACATTATTCGGTGGTGGATTAGTAAACGCTAATATGTTAGAAGAAGGTTTACAAGAAAAGAAAGAGCTAGAGCAAAGACTATATGAAGGAGCTCCTGGTCTTGGTGACAACGAACCACCTCAATTCTTCGTAGGTTAATATTAAATAAATTTATGAAGTTTGACGATCTTGTAAATTATATCCTTAAAGAAGCTAAAAAAGGAGTCGATCCTTTAAAGTATGTTGCTACCGGGCCAGCTGGCTTTCGTAAAGATACTGGATTAACAAATCCCCAAAAGGCTGTTAATGTAAAAGGGTTAACAGACGAAGGTAAGAGAATTGAACAAGATGCTTATAGAACTTTAAGAGCTGCTTTATTAGTAGCTGCTAGCGATCCACAAACGGGTATAGAATTAAAAAGAGTCTTTGAAGAGTTCGGTAAAGCTTACTTAAACTATAAGAACAATGTTATAGAATTAAGAACGATGGAAGATAAACTTAGCAAATCTAAGAACCCCGAATCTGAAGCTGGTTTAATCCTACAAGATAGAATTAAAGAGTATACTAAACTCACTAAACAAGCTAAAGATAAGGTTGAAGAGCTAACACCTGATATGATAAATTCAGTTCATGATTTAGTTAGAGAAGGTGGAAAGAACTTCGTAGATGCTCTAAGAGCTTCAAAGGGTCAAGAATTTAAATCATTGGATGATTTAGAAATGAAAGTGGAAGGTGATGATGAAAAAAGAACTATTGCATTCCTGAGTGATATGTGGAAGGGTAAATCTGAATTCAAACCGCTATCTAATTTCGTAGAAATTGAAAATCAAGCAGGTAGAAATCCTGGACCACGTTTGTTAACAAATTACAAAACTGTTATTGACTTAATGGTAAGAAATAATTTAGTAGGGTCACCAGAAAGAACATTTAACTTTATTACTGGTCAAGCTAATAAGATTCGTTCTATAGCTGAACCTACAAAAGGTAGAACAGTAATGAAACAAAAAGATCCTGCTTTGTTAAGAGTTATAAGTTTCATTAAAGATGGTAAGTACACTCAGGCGAAAAATGTTGTAAATGATACTAAGCTTGATTATAATGATAAAGCAGTCTTGATGATGAAGATTGATAAGCTAAGTAAAGGTGAGTTGTCTGAAGCTGATGTAATCAGACCTCTTTATCAATAATGCTTAAAACACAGAAACCAGGATTCAAACAAGGTATTTTTAAACCACAGAACCAACAAAAATATATGGGTTCAAGCTACCCGGTTTATAGATCTGGGTGGGAGTTAAAGTTTTTTCGTTGGGCTGATCTTAATGAAAATGTTTTAGCTTGGGGTAGTGAAACTATAATTATACCTTATATCAATCCTCTTGATAATAAAGTACATAGATATTTTGTAGATAACTTTGTAGTCTTTAAAGATAAAGATGGTAATAAACACAAATATCTTATTGAAATAAAACCAAGTCGTCAAGTTAATAAGCCTGTAGATTCAAAAAGAAAAAAACATTCCACTATAGTTCATGAGCAACATACCTGGGTAACTAACCAAGCTAAATGGCAAGCTGCTAAGACTTGGGCATCTAAAAAGAACTGCGAATTTATAATATTAACAGAAAAAGAGCTGGGTATTCGTTGATATAACACATTTTTAAATAAATAATAAAATATGAGTTTCAGACTTATTGTAGAGACACCTACTGATAATAACGATTTTGAATATATCGTTGAAGAAAAGAATGCTAATCATCCTAGAAACTTCTTCATTAAGGGACCTTATATGATGGCTGAAGGTGCCAATAGAAACAAGAGAATTTATTCGATTCAGGAAATGAAAACTGAAGTTGATCGTTACACAACTGAAATGATCAAGTTAGGTAGAGCAATGGGTGAATTAAACCATCCTACAACAGCAGATGTAGATTTAGGTAGAGCTTGTCATCTAGTAACTGAATTAACTCAAGATGGTAATGTTTTCTATGGTAAAAGTAAAGTACTTTCAACTCCTACAGGTTTAATAGTACGTAGTTTAATTGATGATGGGGTTAAAGTGGGTATGAGTACGAGAGGTTTAGGTCAGCTTGTAGCAGAATCAAATGGTATTAACAGAGTTAAAGACTTTAGATTAGTTGCTATTGATTGCGTTGCCGATCCTAGCTTTCCTAAAGCTTTTGTTAATGGAATTTTAGAGAGCAAGCAATATGTATTAAATGTTGATGGTTCTTTTGAAGAAAGATATGAATCTTTTGAAAGAAATATTTCTAAACTTCCTTTAAAGAATAAAGACGAATTTTTACGTAAAGCAGTGTTAGATTTTATAAATAAATTATAATGAAGCATAAAATGAAAAAGTATAAGAAGGTTAAGAAAAAATTACACAAAGAGAGTGTAAAGGATTTCATTGGTGCTGTTATTGATAATAATTTTAAACTAGCAAATGATTTATTAAAATCTGTAATTGACCAAAAAATTAAACAGAAGATAATAAATAATAATAGTAACATTTTCTAATATGGAAACTTTAAAAAATTTATCTGAAGATACAATGGTAGAGATTCAAAATGCTATTGAACAAAAAGTTCAAGAGAAGGTAAAGATCCATGTTGAAAAGGCTTTAGCTGAGCAAGACGAACTCTATAGCAATAAGTTATCCCAACTATTAGAAGCCATCGATAGCGATCATTCACAAAAATTAGAAAAGGTTGTTGAAGCTATTGACGCTGATAGAGCTAATAAGCTTATACAAGTAGTTAAGAAATATGAGCAAGCTCTTAATGAAGATGCAAACAATTTTAAATCACAATTAGTAGAATCTATTAGTGATTATTTAGATGCTTATCTTGACGAAGCCGTTCCTGCAAATGATATCCAGGAAGCTGTTCGTAATAAGAAAGCAGTTCAAGTATTAGAAAACTTGAGAACACATTTAGCTGTCGATGCTGCACTTGAAAAAGAAAGCATTAAAGAAGCAATTCTCGACGGCAAAACACAAATAAATGAAGCTTCTAGCAAGCTTGAGTCTGTTATCGTTGAAAACGATGCATTGAAGAATGAGTTAGCAAAGATTAAAGCTGACTTATTAATTGAACAACGCACCGTTAATCTTAACGAACAACAAAAGAGATACTTGAAGAAAGTATTCGCTGATAAGTCACCAGAATTTATTTCTGAGAACTTTGATTACACTCTAAAGTTGTTTGATAAGAAAACAGATTCCAGACTCGAGTCCCTAAAAGAAGAAGCTCTTACAGAGAGCACAAACGTTGATCGCGTTGTTTTAGAACAATCCGAAGAAGTTATCAACGAAGATGTGCAACTCTCTCCTTACTTAACGGAATTACGTAAGTATTCCTAAGTAAAAAAGACTTTCATAAAAGGACATTCCTGAGTTACTTGGTAGGTTCTGCAAAGAACTATACCTTGAGGTCGATATAAGATTAAAGGAAATATAACCTAAACATGAAAACAATTAGACCTACACAGGCCTATATTGATGAATCAAGAGCACAAGCTCTTTTAGAGAAGTGGGGCCCAGTGCTCGACTACTCTTCTAAGAGTGTTGCTCCTATCGAAGACGATCATACACGTTTAAACACAGCCATGCTTCTTGAGAACCAAGAACAATGGTGTTTACGTGAAGCTGGTCCAAACTATGCTCCTGCTTCCAACGGTATCAACCGTGCTGGTAACCCAGGTGCATTAGGTAATGCTGCTACGATGTATGCTGGTACGCAAGTAACCGGTACACAAGGTACAGACACTTACGCAACTAGCGACTTCCGTCTTCCTAAGATCTTGATTCCAATGATTAGACGTACTTTTCCCGAGTTAATCACAAACGAAATCGTTGGTGTTCAACCAATGGCAGGTCCAGTTGGTCTTGCATTTGCACTCCGTTATCGCTACACAGGTCAAACCTTAGGTACGAATGACGGTGCAGGTTCAAGCACTCCAACTCCTCCAGGCCAGGGTGGTGTATTAGCACAAGCTGCGAACCAGGAAGCTGGTTATCAGTACTTACAAACTGCTTATACCGGTACATCAGCTGCTTACCTTTCCGGTGCTCAAGGCACGCCTTACAGCACATTAACACAGTGGATCACAACTGGTCAAACAGACCAGGGTGTTGCTGCGTTACTACAAAACTTCGAATTAACGAATGCAATTCCTACATTCGAAGTAACGTTCGAAAAGACAGCAGTTGAAGCTGGTACAAGACGTTTAGGTGCTAA